CGAAAGCGGCGGCGGGAATTTTACGCCGAGCTCTGAAGCGAGGCCGGGATCTCCCGAGCCATCTTCAGTCAGCACTCTCACTTCTGGCGGAAAAGGCCGACGCGGCTACCGAATCGGAGCCGAAGCAGCAGCGGGAGGTCAGTTGATCTCTCCGGCAGTCACCTCGGAATGGAAGAAGGGAACGGGCGGTCCTGCCGGCGATGAGTGCCAGAACCTAGTCACCCACACCCTCACCTCCGAAGGCCACGACGCCAGCGAAGACGGCACCGGGCGAGGCACCCCGATCGTCGGGGCGTTCATGGCCGGGCAAGGGGCGAAGGCAGGCGGCATCGGCTACGACGAAGGTGTCTCGCCGACCCTGAAAAGCGCCGGGAGCGGAACCAACCAGGCCCCGACCATTCACGGGCAAGGCGTTCGCCGCCTCACCCCGACCGAGTGTGAACGCCTCCAAGGCTTCCCTGATGGCTGGACCATCCCCGACGAAACCGACTGGCGGGAATACCCGAAACCGGACGGACCCCGATACGCCCAGATGGGCAACGCGGTCACCGTGAATGTGGCCGAGTGGATAGGTGCCCGGCTCATGGAAGTCGAAAGTGCGATCGGAGGGCCAACCGAATGATCAGGCTTGGTGATTGCCTCGAAGTTCTGCCCTCGATCGAAACCGCCTACGCGGGAGACACGGATGAGTCCTACGGCTCTCAAGGTGTCCTAAAGTACCCTACGTGTTCACCTCGGGTTCTTTTAGACACATCGCGTAAACCCGCATTTTACGGAGCTTATCGCCCTCAACAAGGGGGGCTTTGTCTCCCTTCATATCGAAAGGAGACACGATTGAAACGTGAGCAGCTGGTCCGTGACGACCAGGGGAGAGTGTGGGAGGTTCACCGACCGAAGAGTAGCGGGGTGCTGCTTCGGGCCGGTGGCGGTATTCGGTGGGTGTCGGTGGTTGAGCTTGATCGGATGGTGCCGGCCCGGGGGTTTGAGGATCTTTGGTGGGATCGTTCGCGGCTGCGTCGGACGGATGCTGACCGGGCGTCGAAGGTGGGTGGGTAGCAATGGCCCAGTACGCAGATTTCCTCGCCCGGAAAGAAGCCCGAGCCGAAAGAGTCGGTGTCGAGATTGATCCGGCTGACCTTCACTCGAAGCTCCATGACTTCCAGCGCGACGGCGTGGCATGGGCGGTCCGGGCCGGTCGCGGTGCCTTGTTCTGGGATTGTGGACTCGGAAAGACGTTCGCTCAGGTTGAGTGGGCTCGTCACTCTGGCGAAACGTGCCTGCTGGTCGCCCCGCTTTCGGTGGCGAGGCAAACCGTCCGGGAGTCCCGTTCGATAGACGCCGAGGTTCAGTATGTCCGGTCGCAGGATGAGGTCACCGGACCTGGCCTGTGGATCACGAACTACGAAATGATCCATCAGTTCGACCCGGATCGGTTCGATGCCGTGGTGTTGGACGAGTCGAGCATCTTGAAGTCGGTGGACGGGAAGATCAAGGCCCGGCTCATTGACCAGTTCAACCGGGTGCCGAGGCGGCTGGCGTGTTCTGCGACTCCGGCCCCGAATGACGTTTCGGAGTTGGCGAACCACGCCGAGTTTCTCGGGGTGATGCGTCGTCCCGAAATGCTGGCCGCGTACTTCATCAACGATGGAAAGGACTGGCGGCTCAAAGGCCACGCTGCGGAGCCGATGTATCGGTGGATGACTTCGTGGGCGCATGCGATGCGTCGGCCTTCCGACCTGGGCTACCCGGACGAGGGTTATGAGCTTCCGCCGTTGACGATTCACGCGGAGCCGGTCGAGGTTGACCTGACCCCGGAAGGCCAGTTGTTCGCAACGGAACTTGGGGGCGTTGGTGGTCGGGCAAAGGTTCGCCGCGAGACTCTGATGCCGAGAGTTCAGCGAGCGGTCGAACTGGCCGACGGCCAGGACCAGTGGATTATCTGGTGCGGACTGAATGACGAGGCCAGCGAGGTCGCCGGCCTACTGCCCGACGCGGTGAACGTGGACGGAAAGATGCCAATCGAGCAGAAGGCCGAGTCGCTGGAGGCGTTTCAGGACGGCGAGGTCCGGGTGCTGGTTACGAAACCGTCTATCGCAGGGTTCGGAATGAACTTTCAGGGCTGCTCACGGATGGCCTTCGTCGGCCTGAATGACAGCTACGAGTCGTATTACCAGTCGATCCGTCGGTGCTGGCGGTTCGGTCAGTCACAGCCAGTCGAGGCGCATGTAGTCGTTTCGGAGTTAGAAATGGGAATCGTCGAGAACGTCCGGCGCAAGGAAGAGGAAGCGGGGCGGATGACTGATGCCCTGGTCCGTGAAATGAGGGGAGCGCTCAATTGAGCCACGATCAGTACGAAACCGACGAAGCTCAGGGCCAGAACTGGCGGCTGATGCTCGGGGATAGCTGCGAACGAATCAGCGAGATCGAGGACGAGTCGGTTGACCTGTCCGTCTACTCGCCGCCGTTCGCCAGCCTTTACACCTACTCACCTTCGGCCAGGGATCTCGGAAACAGTTTCGACCGCGACGAGTTCTTCGAGCATTTCCGATTCATCATTGAGGGGAACCTGCGGATCACGAAACCGGGCCGGATGGCTTGCGTTCATGTTCAGCAGTTGACCACTACGAAATCGACTCATGGCGTGATCGGCATGACTGACTTTCGCGGTCAGGTAATCGCCGCGTTTCAAGAAGCGGGCTGGATCTATCACGGCGAGGTGACGGTCAATAAAGACCCGCAGGCGCAGGCTATCCGCACGAAAGCGCAGGCGCTCATGTTCCAGACCTTGAATCGGGATTCAGCGTCGTCCAGGCCTGCCCTTGCTGACTACTTGCTGGTTTTTCGCAAGCCCGGAGAAAATCAGGTTCCGATCTCACCGTCCGTGAACAACGAGCAGTGGATCGAGTGGGCGCAACCGGTGTGGTGGAACATCAAGGAAACCGACACTCTGAACGTGCGGGTAGCTCGGGAGGAGGCCGACGAGAGACACATCTGCCCGCTTCAGCTTCCCTTCATCGAGAGATGCGTTCGACTCTGGTCGAACCCGGGCGAGCTGGTGTTCTCCCCGTTCGCCGGCATCGGCTCGGAAGGGTACGTATCGCTCCAACAGGGTCGGAGGTTCGTTGGGATCGAACTGAAGCGTTCCTACTGGCAGACCGCCGCCGACAACCTCCGTACCGCCGAGGGACAGACAGTGTTGGACGTGGCAGCCTGATGGCGAATTTCTTCCCCGTAAGCCCGCTGTTCTGGAATGACCAGAAAGTTCTCGAATGGAGCGAAGCCGAACGCCTCCTGGCGCTCTACCTGCTGACATCTGAACACCGCAACCTCGAGGGTCTATTCCGGCTGCCGTATAGCTATGTCGCGGAGGACCTCGAATGGGAACTGTACGTCGTCGCTGACCGGATGCAGAGGCTCATTGACGACGGATTCTTGAGTTACGACAAGGCCGCGAAAGTCGTGCTTATCCGGAATGCCATGAAGTTCCACAGTCCCGGTTCCAAAAGACAACTGAAAGGGGCTTTGAATGCCCTTCGGAATGTGCCGCCGACCACCCTTTGGGGTGAGTTCGTGATGGCTTGCGAGCGTCATTGTCCATCCCTTTTCAATCTGATAGCTGAGAGTTCACAATCAGATACAGAAGATATAGCGGAGGGATTGGCTATCTGATGGCTAACAACCAGATCCACTCCACTCCACTCCATCCCATCCCAACGGGCGCGGGCGAGGTGCAGCGAAACGGTCGAACGGCGATTCCCGACCAGCCGCGCTCCATCGCACGAGTCACCGAACGCCCACCGATGCGCGAGGTCTATGCCAGGGAACTTGCCTGGGCCGCAAAGCATCTCCCGGGCGAGTACGGCCCCTTTGTCGCACTTGCCATCGCTTCGGTGAAGCGCCAGGGCGGAAAGCCTTCGACCGGTACCGTGATGGCGCATCTCGAAGCCCTGGGTCGGGATGCCGCGTCTCGCAGCCGTCTGGCGGAACGGAGGACCAATGGCTAAGCCACAGCGAGACGAACGATGG